AGGCGCGTTTCTTGAAGGTTTTAATCCTTCATGCATTCCCAAGACCAACAACTAGTTGGCCGTGCAGGAAGCACGCTGCGGCTTTTAGGCGCAATCAAGGTATCCGAAAGGATGCCATTGGCGTTTCTTAAGGCCCGTCTTAGTCCTTAACCGTAGAGCCAATTCCTTTGTCCAGTAATTTCGGACTCCAGGAATTGTCCCATCAGGCATCGGTAACGGTTTATAAACATCAAAAGAGGAGGTATGTTGCGCAGTAAGGCCTTGAGCTCGATAAAGAGCGTCAATCCCATACTGCATACCGTCTTTCGCAACCTTAAATTTTAAGGGAGTAAAAACAAAGCTTGAGTACGCTTTGCCGAACCTCCCTTTATCTTTAAGGTACTCGAACGATAAAACAATATGACCATCAGAACCATCGTCAGGACCGAAATGTTTACGGTACTGCTTTGGCAAGGCACGCATTGCTGCGTGCCAAGTCTGAGGCCAAGAGTGTTTCGCCGATCGACGGGTCCAGCTGTTTAGGAATAGGTACCAGGTAAACGGTACTAACTCCTGACGGATGAACACCGGTCTAACCTCTGCTCCAAGGAACCAGTCTTGACCACAGGACTCCCGGAAGGGGCCCGTGGTAAAAGACTTGGTCTGGTTGACCTGAAAACCACAATGTGCAAGAACGTCGTATAATAAATCGACAGCTCCCGTGGGGATTATAATATCATCCCCGTACACACTAACCTCATAAGAGGATATCTCAAGAAACTCGCATGTGGCACGTGCCAATGCAAGGAAAATGAGGGTCTCAAGCTCGAACGTATAGCCGTTTCCCATGGAACTAAACTTCTGAAATTCTGAAGTCTCGTTCTTATAGGTATATCGGTGACTACGAACGCCATCGAGAAGCTCGAACCAATCAAAAGGTAAGAGCTCCAGCACGATCATAAAGCTAATCGTATCACTCGCAGAAGCGAGGTCAACAGTCGCAAGATGTCCAGTGAGCGAACCCTTCCGGGCGAGCTCACCATTCCTCTCTTGACCTGTTGAGATGCGATTTCCGTGCTTGCGAAGACGACTAGATAGCTTCTTGCCAATACCACTCTGTAAAACCGAGTTAAGTAAAGGTTCGATGCATATCGCACGGTCAGTCTTGGCATCTTTTGGAACGAAACTCAAGCGCGAGCCTTCGACCAAGTCAAAATCGACTTGATACACGCCCTCTTCAGCATACACGCCCTCAACGGATTTTGAAGTCCTATCGGGGGAGTGAAGCTTGGAGTAGCTCGGGCAGGAAGCTAGCATCTCAGATGCATATTCCAACGCTTGTGGCGTGATCTCGGGTTGTGCATTTAGCTTGCGAAAGCTAGTGGTATCTGCACCGCCCACACTGAGATTAGCCCCTGAGCCAAGATTGAAGCTTAGGTCTTCTACTAACGGACAATCACCGAGGATACGAGATATTTTACGCTTAGCTAGGTAAAGTACCGAACTTATAGCGGGACTTACGTCCTCTCGATCGATCAGTCGATCATTCGTCATCCGACATTGTTCCTCAGCGGCATTGAATTTCTCCAATGCAACCGCTGTGGTGTCGATTCCTGTGGGCAAAAACGGAGCCTTTTTGTAAAGGGCTACCGCTTGCTGTCGGGAAAGAAAATCAGAAGCAGTCAAATCATGACTGGGGTTTACCTCGACATCTAGGATATCTAACCAACCGTTATACTTTAGCCGCAAAGCGAGCATGAGAGTAAACGGAGTGTTGGCTTCTTCCCAAA